AAAAGTACGTCAAGATAGCCATAGATAGACTCCGTCAAGAGGTCCTCCCCCTTAACCAACCCTCCCACGAGAAGCAAGAGCAGGGGGAATTATGCTGACTGACCACCCCATCTACCCGAAGCACCCCATCAAGAAGCCCCGGAGGATCTATGCCCAGGCCCTCGCGTACTAAGCGACCGAAGGCCCCGGATCCGTTCCCGGCCATATGCAAGGCGGCCGGCCTTCCGGAGCCGAGAAAAGAATTCCGGTTTCATCCCTTGCGCCTCTGGCGCGTCGATTACTATTTCCCGGAATTCGGCCTCGCGGTCGAGAAGGAAGGCGGCGCCTTCGCGAAAAAGCCCGGCCGGCACAACCGCGGCGCCGGCTTTCGCGAGGATCTTCACAAGTACAACTCTCTCGCCCTCCAGGGGATCGCTCTGCTTCGCTTTCTTCCCGAGCAAATGCGAAGCCTCGAGGCGATCATGGTTATCAAACAATTCGCAGAGAACAAGGCGCAACGGGTGGGCTCCCGTGGGGCCGGACCTGGTTCCTCTGCCGGCCCCGCGCCTTTTCTAATTATCGAGGAGGATCAAGGGGCGAAGCCCTCGAGAGCCCACGACGCCCCGGACAGCCAGGCAAAGCGGAGGAAATGATGGGCAAAGCACCTGCATTTCAATTTTATCCCGGCGATTGGATCCAAGATACCCGCATCCTCACGCCAATGACCCGGGGGATCTGGATCGACATGCTCTGTTTCATGTGGCGCTCCGAGGAGCGGGGAAAGTTGTCTGGAACGGAGTGTCAGTTGGCAAGAATCCTGTCTTGCGAGAAGGAGGAATTGCGAGCGGCAATCGCAGAACTCAGCGTTACAAAAATCGCTGATGTAACGTTTTGTAACACAGCTGATGTAACGTTTTGTAACACAGCGGCAATCGCAGAACTCAGCGTTACAAAAATCGCTGATGTAACGTTTTGTAACACAGATGAAACGGTCATCATAACGATCATCAATCGCAGGATGCACAGAGAAGATAATAAAAGAAAATCAACACTTTACAGAGTGCAGAAACATCGTAACTCACGAGCGAAACGCGAATGTAACGCGGATGTAACGCACCCTTCTTCATCTTCTTCTTCTATTATAGATAAAGATATTACTAAAGTAATATCTTTCTCTTCGTCGAGTGTCGAATATCGTAACGCTGATTTGCTCCTACAAAAAATCACCGAGCGAAACCCCAATTTCAAAAAGCCGGATCTTCAAAAATGGGCGAAGGACATCGACCTGATGATCAGGGCGGATCATCGGGACCCGGAGACGATCAGGGCCGTGATTGAATGGTGCCAGAACGATTCGTTCTGGCAGAACAACATCCTGTCTACGAAGAAATTGAGAGATAAATTCGATCAGCTTTACCTGAAAATGAAAGGGAATGGGAATGGACGAGATACAGGCAGGGCAATTAAAGCTCCTGAAAAAGCGGGCAGAGCTTGGAGCGATGGAGCGGAGTATCCCGTCGACCATGAATTTTGACGAAATCCTGGAGATCGGGAAAAGGTGCCAGGCTATGGCTGCAGATAGAATGGCAAAAATCAATGAGGCACGCGCAATGATTGAAGAACAGGTGAAACTCAAAACAAGGGATTTCGGGCCAGAAGAGCCTCCGGTTTGGCGTTCCATACCCAGGGCATACCGCGCTTGCCGATTCGATACATACCAGGGAAACGAAAAATTGGTCCAGGGAATCATGAAATTGGCTGAAACAGGATGCGATATCGTGTTGCGCGGTGAAACAGGTTGCGGCAAAACACACCTCGCCGTTGCGCTAATTCAGCACGCCGGTCATGGATATTTTACGACAGTCCCGGAATTGCTGTTGAGAATTCGCTCGACCTTCAACGAAGGTCTGCTCCGCGAAACCGAGGCCGACGTCATCGACGATATCTGCCGGCACGATTTGCTCGTCCTGGACGACCTGGGCGCCGAAAAGACCACCGAATACGCCATAACCACACTCTACATCATCATCGACCGCAGGATCAGGGATGCCAAACGAACCATTATCACAACGAACCTCAGCCTTAAAGAAATCGAGGAAAAACTCGACGCCAGGATCGCCTCGAGGCTTTCAGGTATGCAGAACATCAAGATCAACATGCCGGACTATCGAAAAAAAAGATAGATGCCGATGCAAAGGTTGCGAGATCGGAGCCGCAACAAAAGCCATGCTCCTTCCGGAGTAGAAATGAAAACAAAACCAGAGCAACTGGAGCAAGCCATCATGGCGACCATCCTGGCCCTCTTCCTGATCCTGATCTTTTCCATTGCTGGCGCTGTTCACTTCTACACCTTCCGCGCCGGCGCCACGGCGCAGATCGCCGAGCTCGAGAAGAAGATCCAGGACCTCGAGGAGGCCCAACGAAACGTCAACGGCTACTTTTCCCGCGAACTCTCCAGGACCCAGGGCGAGCTCTGGACCCTGGAAAAACTGACCCGAGGAGGAAAATCCGATGGACGAAAAAAAGACAACGATGGAGAAGCCACAATACTTCGACCGGCCGATCAAGAGCGGAAACGAAAAGGGGATCGAGGTCATCTCGCGCCGGCCAAAATCTCCGGCGCAACATGATGAGGGAGTCGAAGATTAAAACCGCAAACCGGGAGGCGGAGGGATGGCAATTATGGCTCAAATCATTCAGGGATGGGACGCCCTGGCTCAATTCATGGGCGTTTCCCGGCGCACCGCGATCTCAATGAAACCCGAACTCGAGCGAGCCGGAGTTCTGCTCTACAGACGAAAGGGCCGCGCCAGGAGACGCGTCGCGTTCTCATACGATATCCTCATGCTCGCCTTCATGCGCGAAAAATTCTCCGAACGTTGACCGATCTGGCCGCCCTGGCCCGGATCACTCACCAGGCCGCCATCAGGAGGCTGGGCATGACGACGAATGACGATAGATACGAGGAATGGCAGAAAGTAAATTAGGTGTCAAAAATTATATTCCACAAAAATGCCCGGATTTTAATTGATTCGGGCATATTTTTATCGTTCCGTTTGCACTCCCTCTTTGCACTCCACAGGCCCCTAAAGCCGCGTAAGTATGCGAATTCATTAGGGCGAAAAAAATTTTTTTGCACCCTCTAAAACTGCGCTTAATCGTCGCACCGCTCAACATTGCACGGATACATCGCACGTTGCACGCCTGTTTTCTCTGTGATATCAAGCACTTAGCATGAACGGGAAAAAGGTCACGAAAGCCGCGATCGATAAAGCCCTCCTGGATCCCGTGATGGACGCTCTCTCAAGGCACGGGATCACGCTCGACGAGCTCGCCAGGCGCCTTCGCCGCGATCTCGACCGGAAGGAAACGAAGATCCTCAAGGTCAAGGGCGCGGTCTTTGATTGGGCGGAGTACCTGGAGCGCGAAGCCGCCAGGATGCAGGGGAAGGATCAGTCGGCGCCGGCCGCCGAGAAGCCTTACCGGGTCTTGGCCTCGAGCGCCGAGGAAACGGTCATCGCGATCGACGTCGATTCGGTCGGGACCCAGGTCGAGGCCCGGGAGGACGCGCAGAAGCTCCTCGGGCTCTACCGGGAGCGCCTCGAGCTTTCGGGACCGGGCGGAGGCCCGATCCCCTACGACGAAATCCCCGCGGAAGAGCGCGAGCTCCTCCTGGCCGTGACAAGGGACTATGAGCGACGCCTCAACGAGAAAAATGCAAAGCGCGGAAAGGCTGCCAGCAAAAAAGGCCGTAAAACGCGTTAGGATCGATTCAGAGCGCGTAAAGGCCGATGACCCGTGTCCACCACGGGGTAAATCAGAAATGGCCTCCAAACGCGCCAGGATCGTTCCAGAGCGGTTGATGGCCGTTGATGCCTGGTTTTGGACCCAGGCCTCAAGGATCATGCTCCAGAGCGGACCCTTTGCGCACGAGGCCCACGAGTATCTCGCGGCGCCTTTGCGCGACACGCACCCGCACCAGGTCGCCAAGAAGGGCTCGCAGATGGGATGGACCGAGAAAAGCGTCCTCAAGACCCTGCACGGCATGATCCATCAGCGCTATCGTCAGGGCGTCCTGCATCTTTTCCCGACCGCGGACGACGTCTCCGACTTCTCGAAGGCCCGGTTCAACACGCTGATCGACGAGAACCCGGAAACCATCGGCGCTTTCGTTCAGTCCACGGACGCGGCCAACATCAAGCGGATCAATTCTGCCATGCTCTACCTCCGAGGCGCCAGGGCAACCCAACGGATCCAGGGCCTCGCCTCCTCCTCGAGCAAGCTCAAGAGCATCCCGGTCGACCGGATCGTCGAGGACGAATACGACGAAATGGACCCGTCTATGGTTGCCCTGGCCACCGAGCGCGTCGCCCACTCCAAGATCAAGGAGATCGAAAAGCTCTCGACGCCGACGATCCCGGACTATGGCGTGGACGCTGACTATAAAAAATCCGACCAGATGGCCTGGGCGATCCTTTGCCGAGCCTGCAACACGCGGACCATCCTCGAGCTTGAATTTCCCCGATGCCTCTCTCGACGCCGTGACGGTTCCGCTTTCCGGTCGTGCGTCCGGTGCGGGGCCGAGATCTTCCCGCGCGACGGTGAATGGATCGCCCAGGCTCCCTCCGTCAAGGACCTCCGCGGCTACTGGATCTCGCAACTCAACTCGCTTTACGTCGACCCGACCGTGATCCTCAACGAGTACGAGCGGATCTCGGAGCTCACGCCCGGCGAGCGCCAGGTCTTTTACAACTCGAAGCTCGCGATGGCCTACGTCGACGCGGCCAACCGGATCAAGCCCTCGGATCTATGGGCTTGCACGAGCGCGGATCCGATGGACACACGCCACCCTGGGCCGGCCGCGATGGGCGTCGACGTCGGCTCCTGGCTCCACGTTGTCATCGGCTACAAGCCGGCCCCGGGCGTCGTCAAGGTCTGCTACGCCGGCCGCCACAAGGATTGGAACGAACTGCGCGACCTGGGGATCCGCTTCGCCGTCGATTGTTGCGTGATCGACATGGAGCCCGAGATCCACAAGGCCCGGGAATTCCAGAGAGGCCAGGCCTTCCCGGTGTTCCTATGCGACTACCAGGTCCATCAACGCGGCGACGCCCGTTGGAACCTGGACGAGCGCCAGGTCGTCATAAACCGGACGGAGATCCTGGACCGCGTCCACACGGCCGCCACGACCTCGGGTCGGTTCATCCTTCCCAGGCGCTCCCAGGAGCTCGAGCAATACGTTTTGGAAATGTGCAACCTGGTCAAGGTCCTGGTCGAGAACAAGGACGGCTCGAAGGAGTACCAATACAAGCAGGTCGGCCCGGACCACTACCGGCACGCGACGGCTTACCTTCTGTTGGCCCTGGAGCGTGTTTCGGTCTATCAGCCGGCGTTTATGTTCGGCGGGGAATCAAGGGCGCCGGCCTTCGCGCAGACCGATTACAACCCTTTCGGCTACGAGGCGCCTCGCGGCCACGGCGGCCAGGCGATCATCGACTACAACCCATTCGGACGATAGGAGGTCAAGGTCATGGGAAGCGCGGTGAAGTTAGTAACGAAACCCTTTGAGTGGGTCGGCAAGGCAGCAAGCAACGTGATCAGCAGCATCGGCGGTCTCCTCACGCCGAAGATGCCGGAGATCCCCAATATCGAGGCGCCGCCGGCGGCGGAGCCGGCCGGTCCCGGGGCCTCCGCGAGCGAATCGAGCGAGGCCCAGGCCGAGCGCCTCCGGATCCTGGCGTCGAAGGCCAAGAAAAAGACCCGGACCATGCTCACGAGCGCCCAGGGCGTCACGGAAGCCGCCGGCGCGGTGAAGAAGAAACTTTTGGGGGAATAACGGAGGGCCGGCCATGCAAAACAGCGGCGAGGATATCGTCCGCCGGTTCGAGAAGCTCGACGCCGATCGGGGGACCTACAAGGCCCATATCCAGGAGATCGCGGAATACATGATCCCCGTCAAGGCCACGGTCACGACCCAGGGAACCCTCGGCGCGAAACGGAGCTCCAGGATCTTCGACGGGACGGCCACGAAGGCCCTCCGGATCTTCGCCAACGGCCTCTATGGCCACATGACGAGCCCGGGGGCGCCTTGGTTCGAGCTCACGACGAAGGACAAGGCCCTGGCCCGGATGCCGCAGGTCAAGGCCTGGCTCCGCGATACCTCGCAGAGGATGCGCGACGCGCTGAGCGCCTCGAATTTCGGGATGGGGATCCACGAGGTCTATACCGATCTCGGGTGGTGCGGCACGGGAAACATCTTCGTCACGGAGGGGACCCGGCGGCCGCTCAACTTCGTGACGTTCAACATCGGCCGCGTCTGCCTGGACGAGAACGCCGAGGGCGTCGTCGACGCGGTCTATCGCCTCGAGCCCTACACGGTCCGGCAGATCGTCCAGACCTGGGGGAAGAGGGCCTCGAAGAAGATCCAGGATCAGGCCACGAAGAACCCGGATGAAAAGCACGACGTCATCCACGCGGTTTTCCCGCGCCAGGACGTCGAGCTCTTTTACGACAAGCAAAGCAAGCTCCGCCGGCTCAAATGGGGCCGCGAGAATATGCCGATCGCCTCGCTCTACGTCGAGCGGGAATCGAAGAACGTCCTCGAGGTCGGCGGCTATCTCGAAATGCCCTACATGACCCCGCGATGGCTCCGTGACTCCGAGGAGGTCTACGGCCGCTCTCCCGGCATGGACGCCCTGGCCGATGTCAAAATGCTCAACGAGATGAGCAAGACCGACATCAAGGCCATGCAGAAGATCGCGGACCCGCCGCTGCTGGTCCCGGACGAAATGAGGCTCTCGCCGATGCGCCTCACGCCCGGAGGGCTCAACTACTACAAGCCCGGTCCCGGGGAAGGTCCGCGGCCGCTCTACGTCCCGGATCGGATCCAGGTCAATCTCGAGTACGAGAACCAACGGCGCCAGGCGATCAACGATTGCTTTTTCGTCGACCTGTTCACGCTCCTGGCCTCTCGCGACAAGAACATGACGGCAACGGAGGTCCTCGAGCTCGCCGAGGAGAAGCTCGCGCTCCTGGGGCCGGCCCTGGGGCGCCTCCAGGTCGAGCTCTACGATCCGCTCCTTTCGCGGGTCTTTTGGATTCTCTACCGCGCCGGCTACCTGGCGCCGGTCCCGGAGGAGCTCCGCGACGAGGGGATCGAGGTCGACTATATCTCGAAGCTCGCCATGGCCATGAGGGCCTTCGAAACGAAGGCGGCCCAGGGGGCTTTGATGTTCACGGGTAGCGTCGTTCAGGCCACGCAGGATCCGAGCGCCTGGGACGTCTACGACATGGACAAGATCACCCGCGGGGTTGCGGAGCGCTACGGGACGCCCCAGGAATGGCTCCGGCCCGAGAGCGAGGTCCGGAAGATCCGGGAGGAGCGCCAGGCGGCGGCCGAGAAGGCGGCCCAGGAGCAAGGCATGAGGGACCTGGCGGCCGCGGTCCCGGTCGAGAAGAAGGTCGAGGACGGCTCGCTGCTGGACCAGGTCATTCAAGGAGGGAAGGCAAGTGCTCAAGTGTAACCTCTACGAGGATCTCGCGCCGGCCAGGGGAATTCTCCTGGGCGCCCTGGCAAGCGTCGTCCTTTGGGCGCTGATCGCCTGGGCCTGGCGGGGGTGAAGATGGGGATCCGGAGCATATTCACCTGGATCGGGCAATTCCACAAGGACCCGGAGATCCGGCAGAAGCAGATCGCCCAGGCCTACCGGGACACGTTCGCCGGCGACGCCGGCAAGATGGTCCTGGACGACCTGGCGAATCAGTTTTGCTTTTTGGATCCCACCTATCGCGGCGACGCCCAGGAGGCGCTTTTCCTCGAGGGCTCGCGGAACGTCGTCCTCTACATCCTCGGCATGGTCCAGGATGCGGAAAATAACATCATCAAGGAGGTCGTAAAGAAATGAGTAACGGATCCGGCAATCCGGGCAATCCAGGCGGCGAAGGGCAGCAGGGCGCCCAGGGGACGACCCAGGGGGCAACGCAGGGCGCGAACTGGCGGGAGATGATCCCGGCCGAGCTCGCCCAGGACCCGAGCCTCGCGAGCATCAAGGACTTTCCTTCACTCGTGAAGG